CTTGGGTGGATGAACCCACAATACAGCACGTACCGATTTGCATTGGGCTGATCGGGGTCTCGAAGCAGCGGTATGTCCATGGCCACAATTTCAGTTTGTACCGGATTTTCAATCGCCACTTCCTCAAGTGGAGAGGTGAGACCGGTGTTGTCTAGGTTCAACAGACCCACGTCCTCTACCGTCCCCTGAAACTCAACCATTCTGTTAGCCCCGATGGAAGACGTGAGAACTCGCGTCGGATACAATTGATTGTTGGTGTTGAGGGTCACCGTATCGGTAGGATCAATCCCCAAATATTTGGACGGGAGTGATCCCTTACTCTTCAACCTCTCAGACCACAGTCTCCCCAGAGCACGCTTCGCTATCGTCGCCGCTTCCAGCGGAGTCAGCACTAGGGGAAGATCGAGATCATCTTGGTTACCTATGTACATGCTTTTGACGGGATCGACGGTTCTCTTGTAACTCGACATGTTGGACTGGTAGTCTCGATCCGCATCGATATACCTGATCTCTAGATTCATGGAGTGCTCACGCTCCATCTCCATAGTGAACTCGATGTACTCGTCCTCCCCCTTCCCCTTCCTGCCAACCCCCATGTCCCTCTCGGGAATGGTGGCGATAGAGGCATTGCCACGTCTAACAAATACAATCTTCCAATCGGATTCTGTGTGGGTGAAATCAAAGGCAAGAAACAGCACCGACATATTATCCAAAACCGCCGCACGGTTGCTGAGCGCATAGCCACGCACGTAAAACCCCACCAACTGCGAAACGTCAATCTGGTGATCTTGAAACCCCGCTCGTCGACACATGTCCAACACTACATAATCCAAGGGGGCAGCATCCCCGGCGAACCTATTCAGAAAGACCTCTGCCGGATCCAGCGGAGCGTCACCTAGCAAGAGGTCTGCGAAGATAGAATTCCTGGCCTGTAACTGAACCATTCTCGTAATGTCGGTGGTGGGTTCCCCCGGCCAGTTATCTAGGTTTACATACAGCCCAGCCTCTCCCTCCTTTAACTGCAGCGTAACTGGATCAAACCACCGAAGCAGTTGCGCCGTGTCCGGCGGCACAAGCCACGGTATGTCGTTCTCGGCCAACGAGTACCACCCATCCAAGGCAGAGAGCCCTCGTTGGGTTGTTCGCAGTGGGGTGTAGCTCGCCCATGTGTTCTCGACATTCTGAAGAACCATCGAAGAGCTTACCATAACGTCCTTCTCGAAACGGGTCTCGTCGGAAGGATTCCCAAGTCCTAGAGATTCGAGGGCGAATAGAATCTTCTGCAGCGCCGTACCATGCAGCCAGTTTGGGACATGATCCTCGTAATCGGTGTGATCCCTTATCTCCAACATTCTGGTTCTGCCTGTATCGAACTTACCAATCCTCCAATCCGTGATCCCTTCGTCCGAATCGACGTCGGACGAAGGCAACCCGATCACTAGCGTCTCGTCGTCACCCACATAAGCCAAGATGGGTGAGTGGTTGTCGTTTGGTTTGAACTCAGCCTTTAGAGATCCTGAGCCAGATTCTTTGTTGCCATTCTTCCAGTCTGTCGGGACATCCACGTCCACCCCACCAACGTCGACACGTTGTTGTGGGAGCCAGACAATGTCTTCGTTCTGTCGGTTATACCCACCAGAGATGTTCAGATCATTAACGATCGTACCCTGGAAAGAGATGAGTCCCAACATGGCTGGGGGTGTATCGGGGCCATTCCACACTGTGTACCACAGCTTCCCGAGCGCAGCGGTGTCCATGGTCTTACCGTGGATGCTACCGACCGTCCCGCCTCTGGGGAAATTCTGTTCCGTAGGCCACATGCTCATGGAGTACACAGTGTTCCTACCACCCACCCTACCGGAGACGATGTTGTTCGAAACCGAACTCATGAAGGTGTAGGCTTCAACGGGAGGTGGTGCTGGAGCGCCTTCCCCAAACAGGTACCCCAAAATGCCAGAACTTTGTTTTGGCCACTTGGTGACATGCAACCCTACCGCACTGGTGCCGCCGGAATGTATCACCCACTCATGCACTCGGCCGCTGTAGGAGTTGATCTTGACCACCACTATGTCGCCGCTGTTCTCTCCCGGCAGTGTGTTGCCGTCACTCTCTCCAATAGCGATGATGTCTCCGTCTTCCCCCAGAGCCATAGCCCGACCTGAAGCTGCCGTCAGTTGAAATTCATGTACACCATCTAGAGTGGTAAGATCATTGTCCCAAACCGTAAGCTCACTGACATAATCGTACTTGACTACTCTGGTCGGATAGCCACCGTTGTTCCAAAGCTGATAAACAAAACCTCTCTCAGGATCAACAAGATATTCCTCTGGAGCGTTTAGAGTTCGGCCGTCAGACTTGTCCGTCCTATCAAATTGTGTGTACGGATAGAGCGGTAGCGAGGTAGCAGCCAGAATACAATTGACGTTGGGGATTCGGTTTCCATAGTGATACAGAGGAAGAAGATCCATAATCAGGTACGCGACACCGCGGAACGCCGGGGTGTCGACTCCCTTGTCCGCCACTATCAGTGAGGCCTGTTCCTGATCCTCACCACCCTCGAACAGCTCGATGTCATGGTTGGCCTTGCGCCAAGCTTTCTTTCCAGTGTTGTCCTTAACGGTCTTGCTATCGAACAAAATTTTGATGACGTTACCAATCTCCCCCTCTGCCAACGCTACAGCGAAGGACGCATAATAAGAATACTGGATTTGAGCAGAGCCAGTGCCGCCACCCTTACCGGCCCCAATCGAACTACCGAAAAGACCGCCACCGTACCGCTCCTCAACTTCGATGATGCCACCGGTCCAAAACAAATTACCCGCCAGTCGATTGGTGCCATAGCTGATGTTGATACCAGTCCCATAGGTCGAGGTGGTAATAATTTGGTCATCGATCTGCGGACCACCTTTAACCTTCGGACCCTTGGCGGGGTAGATCAGTGGCAATATAACGGATGCGACCTGAATTAGACCAATGATTAGACCCGGACCCATCAGATAGCTCCCGGCCAGTGGAAAGCCGCCACTGTGGATGTCTTCCACTTTCTATCGTAGACGTGCTCGATCACTTTCATATGTGGGAACGCATATGCGTGGATCATAGTCTTCGGGGTGACGATCCCGACGTGAACCCATTTGTCGTTGCGACAGTATACGATGTCACCTTTCTTCAGATTGGTTTTAGGTTTTCGTTCGAACGACAGCGACAACTCTCGCAGCATCCACGCGGCATCCGGCCCAGACATTGCTGGGTGCCGTGAGTACTTCAAGTTGTGGTAGTAGTCAGGAATGTTCATGTTCTTTATCAACCCAGTCTCGTTAGCGATGTGGAACAAGATACCGATGCAATCAATACCGTCTTTTCCTTTACGCCCACGATGTACAAACGGCCATCCAAGAGCCTTGCGGGCGGCTTCCACGATATCCTGCCTCTTCACCTCCACTATGATGGTGGAACGGGGTTCGCCCCCCAGACAGCACTTAGGGCACACCCCCGCACTGGTGAACGCATTCTGACAAGTAGGACAATTCATCTCACATCCGCCGTCTTGAATGCCTCGTCCCGTCCAGGCACGAAGGGCTCGCCTCTGAAGTTCAGGGCATTATCAAATTTCTGTGCGCAATCCTCAGTCCATCTCTTCTTGCACCCAGGATACATCATGAACTGATCCCCAACGGCAGGGAGGAACGGTAGAGGTAGGAAGGTGAACACCGTCCTGATCAGCCCGGCCACCACCGTCAAGTCTGTCTGCTCCGCCTCACCCACAAGAGACTCCCCCGCGTCCAACGTGATGGTCCCGGCTGTGACGGTGTCGATCAGATAGTCACCGTCATCGGATGCAGAGCCGGTAATGGTGAGCGTCATACCGTCTTCGAAGCCGTCGTCAATCCAGCTACCAGTCGTTCGCGTGAGAGTGTCGGGGTCGGAGTTGAACAGCGTCACGGGGGTGAGCAACACCATGTCGGCCTGCTGCTGGTAGTAGACATCTATCTCCTGTGCCCGATCTTGGTTCGCCCCTGTCAGGAACTTGACAATCCCACCGTCAAACCAATCTCTCAAAACAGTGGTGTCCCGATCCTCCCCCAAGGAGATGATCGGCATCGGCTTAACAGTCGCACGGATGTTGTCGAATCGGATGCCACACGTACCGGGCGTGAGGTTCTTGCGTTGAGTCAGCCGGATTCTGACATTACGAGTAAGGGGCGGTATGGCAAAGGTTCTGATCATATCCATGTAGTAGCTACCATTCAGTCCATGCTGGTCTCGACGGATCGTCGGGCACAGAACACGATCGATCTCCACGTTAGATCCATCCTCGAAGATGACACCTATCTTGGCGGTGTCGTCCACGGCCGCAAGGGACAGTAGTGCGGCAGTCAGTTCAATGATACACAAGCCATCGTCGATATCAGTCGTGGTAGGCTCGCCCCCACCACCGGTTGAAATCGCGATAGAGTCTGAGTAGATTTCAAAGTCCCGCTGTTGATCATGCGTGGGTTGCTTATCTCCCTCCAGAATAAATTCGCCGATCGAGGGAGATAGCGCGGCAATCGAAACATTGATTATCGAGTCCTGTGCGACGAAGGAGACGTCTGGATGCATCTCCAAAACAAGGCCCGTTACAGCAAAGTAGTGCTCACCCACCAGATAGGTACCATTGTTCGACGGAGATCCCGAAATGTTGATCAACATGGCTCTCTCGAAGTTGTCATTGACCCAACTGCCGGTCGGGACCACTGAATATACGACTATAAAGCCACCCGCAGGCTCTGTGGTCAGATCTTCGGTGATGTCCAATGTCATGACCAAGTCCGTCACAGGAACGACTGGACTAACATGCCAAAAACCGTCGTTAGAAACCGATTGGTCGACTTCGATCATCTGATCCATCACAAAACCATCGTCCAGCCAACTGCCAGATCCGCGGACCAGCGTATCTGGATTGGTGTTGGTGAACTCACACGCACCAACAAAGAGACCTGCCTTGCGGACGATCGAGGCCGGATCCGTGTCGCGGAACTCGACCGGGGTGTCTTCCACCATGATGGCATTGGGGGCATACCCCGCCGTACTCCATTGACCCGCGGACTGAACAGTCCCCTCCGTCCATCCCGTGATGGCGTCACCGTCCTGCCACCCAGCTTCAAACGAAAAATTTACGATCGTCAAATCTTGATCGGTAAAGCTGGTAGGCGTAATCTCTACTCCGAACTGCCGTTTACTCTCCACCGACTGAACGACTCCGTAATTTACCTGTGTGCTTTCGTCCAACTTGCATTTGGCGGAGAACAAATCCGTGCGACAACCCGGACTGTACAGCTCCCCCATCCGGTGGGTGAGGAACTGATTAAGCCCTCGCAACTCTACCGTGTAGGTTCCCTTCCGAGGTTCTGTTGTGAACTCTCCCAAAGTGCCGGAACCCGGCATCCTGATGATGCCATCACTGAGGTCATCCCAATTGATCTTGAAGACGAACACCTGTGCTCCGTCATACTGCCCGGCCTGAATGTCGTCAGCATTGATGCCGTCATCAGTCAGGATGGCCTCTATCTCCAGATTGTCGATCGCACCCTCGTCCGAAGAAATAGCGGTCCGAGTGGTGCCCTCAGTGGAGCTGTAGTTTCCGTTCAGGAAGCTATGCCTACCGGTGAAGATTCCCTCACTCGTGAGGTCGATGTCCTCATCGTGGTCGGTATAGAGCAGCGTAACGTCGTTGATGCGGCGTACAGCCCAACAGGTGGAGAGTGACGTAACCTCTCCATCGAGGTGTGTCTGCATGGGGGCGCTAATTGTTTTTGACATTTAATCCTGCCTGATCTCTACGAGTTTAATTTTATTCCACGTGTGGATGCCGTAGTTCTCCAGCTCGAAGTTCATACCGTCATCGTCGAACCTAACCGGGACGTCGAACTCCCCCTCCCAGTACATCGTTTCCACTGCTTGAGGAGCAAAGTTGACGTTCACGTCATTAAGCGTCAAACCCTGGGAGTTAATATAGATATTGAAATGCTTGTCAGTTACGCGTCGCACTTGGTGGCGGATGTCATTGAAAAGATAAGCCCCAGTGCCCGTTGCATTCGTAATATAAACACTTCCATCCCAGGTTAACGATGGTGTATCAAAAAGCCCATGATCCCCCGTGGTGAGAAACTGAGTGTAGGTCGGTTGCTGGTTAGAGACCGTCACGTCAGCCTCTGAATACTCGGTCTGCCACGTAATCAGCCCATTCCCAGTGTTGTACATGGTACCGTCGTTATCTCCCTTACCGTCCAGACACGTGTAGGTGTTGGTCGGCCCCACCAGTGTGAGAGTGGTGGCTCCTTCGACCGGTTTGGTGATTTTACGAACAAAATCGTTATTGGACGTGTAGGTTTTGGCCAATTGCCAGGGTCCGACAGTGTCGTCCCCCACGGTCACAAACACTAACACCGGAGCATCGCTCATGTCGTGCTTGTAATCCGCCCAGTCTTTGAACCGGAAGCCAAAGGCCCTACCCCAACGGGCGTGAAAGAAATCCTTGATGGCGATGAACTCACTGAAGTCCTTCAGGTCGTGGCTAAGTTTGTACTCAGCCTTCTGCTGATCCCAGTTCATCCCGCGTGACTCTATTCCGCCGTACCCGGTGTACAGGATGGTCTTGAACCCAGGTCCGCCCTCGGCCCCGTAGGAATACTTCGGGTCGAACTGCACCTCATGAAACACACTGGTGACCTCCGGGTGCGTCAAGCCGACGGTAGACCCTACCGGTTGTCGAACCTCCATGAGACCAATCCCGTCCCACGTGTAGCCGTGGCTGGCCTTGCCCAATCCTTCCATCCAAGAATCGATGCTGGTCTGCATGGTGTCGGTGTCGAACCGTACCGGGACGTCGAACTCTCCCGCCCACGTAAACACTTCCCCACTCTGGGGTCTACTCTCCCAACCTCCACTATCGGCAGTGGGTACACCAGACGTAAAATCCACGAAGATCAAAAAGATGTTCGGGTCAACAACGGTGACCGTGAATCTCAGATCGTTAATCAGACTAGCGTTCGTCCCGGTCCATCCCGAAAAATAAACCGTATCACCTGTGGCAAACCCGTGGGTGCCGGAACAAGTCATCCGTGCCACTCCGCCACCATCATCAGACCATGTGAGAGTGGCCCCCGGATCCGTGAGATCATTCGTCCACGTAATCAATCCATTCGTGGTGTCCACCGTGTAATCACTTCCTTCGGTGAACTCCTGAGGGCCAGCCCCATCCGGGGCAAAATCTCCACTATCTAAAGTGATCGTACCCGACACCGGTTTGGTGATTGGCCGAATATGGGTCGCCCCCGCGTCGCTGTAGGTCTTGTGCAACTGGAACACTTGCCCGTCCGTCCCGTCTCCCGTCCCGAGAGAGGCTGCCGTCGGACTAAGCGACATGTCGTGTCGGTAGTCACTCCAGTCTTTGAATCTGAAGCCGCGCTGCATGCCGCTGCGGGCCCGAAAGAACGCAGCCAGAATGTCCAGCTCGTCCTGAAACTTCACCGCATGGGTGACGTCGAAGACTCGCTTGGGAAGCGACCAATTGCGATTGCGGAATTCGTAGCCTTCGGTGGTCTCCAGCACGGTGGTGCTGAACTCCGGGCCACCCGACATCCCCCAGATGATATCAGTCGGGAACTGAATCTCGTCGAAGATGGCGACCATCAGAACGTACCGTCGATGCACATGTGGTCATCTGTATGTGATAATGTGAAATCGCCGTTTTTCTGATGGCAGATTTTTCCTAGCTTTTGAATCATGTTCTCGCCCTCCTGGCGATCTATACATCATGGGCGCGATTCGCCGCTCTATTCAATCCTCTTGCCAATGACGATTCGATTTGCGGTTGTGCTGCCCGGAAACTATCCGCATCCGGGGTGTTGACGTTGAAGTTCACCGTCACGGCACCGCCTGCCGCAGAGGCGCTGCCTCCTTCCAGACGCACCGGAACCGCCCCACCCTTCAACGGGATGATGGCCTCTGGGCTCCCACCCTCACCAACCATACCGAGTGTGGGTTGATTCACGATACCGCCCTCGGCGAATCCCGTCACCCCACCTAGCCTAAATTTCTGTGCTTTCCCAGTCCTGATGGCCTTCCGCCCAAGAGCCGCCATCTTCTCCAGATGGGCCCTCTCTTCGTTAGACAGGTGCTCGCCGGGTCGCTGGTTCCCCAACCCAAGGACACGACCGGTCGCCCTGACACGATTCCCGCCGCTACCGCCGAGACCTGCGAACAGTTGCTGTCCTATCCCTGCGATCAAAGCCGCATACTGGACTGTCTTGAGAGCGTTCTGTCCAAAAGACGCATCCGAAGTTTTCTTTTCCGCAATCCCCTCTGACAGACTTTTCTTCACCCCGGAGTCGATCTGCCACCCTCTACCTGCTGCCGTCGTAATGGTATCGACGGACTGCGCTGCAGCCAAGGTGGAACCACGAGGCGCACCACCGCCCTTGATCGACTCTGCGGCAGCGACATTGTTTGTAGCAGTCGCCCCAATCCCAAAAAGCTCTTTTCCAAAATCCGACACGTTAGTGAACGCGTCAGATATTCCGGTGCTGATAGAGCCGAAGAAACTACCGAACCCCAGTGTGTCGCCGAAGAAACCCGGTATGCCGGTAAAGAATCCTGACAGAGCGCCACCGATGGCAGTCAGCGCGGGCATGAACATGGCTGACAAACCGCCCTCGTATCCCCGCGGTGCTCCGGCGAAGGCAAACGGGTTCACACCACGTCCTGCCGACGAGAAGTTTCGCTTTGCTCTACCAGCAGTCGAGCCAGACGACACCGGTACCGATCGCCCACCCGGCAGACCGATGGCCAGCTTGCCACCCTTCTCGATGAGCGGCACCCCACCACCGCTCGTGAGCGGGATGACGGCTTCGTTGGGATGCAAGATCGCCGGGATGGCGTCCGACTCCAGCCCGAGGCCCCGTCGCATTTGATTGGACGACATACCGGCAGAGGTGCGGCGAGTGCCTCCAGCGAGGGAAGGTATGATGCCCTCTCGTCCGACCATCTTGAATATATCCAACCCAAGATTGGCGACCTTCATGATGTCGCCCTGATGACTATCACCGACGATCGTACCAGCGCCAGCCGGACCGCCCGAGCCGACAGGCCCAAGCCCCATAAGGGCTCTGATCGAATCGTTGACGATTATGAGCTGGGCTTTGATCTCCGCTTCGCCGAATGTCGGCGTGTTGCGCATCTGCTCTTCGAGGATTTCCCTCTGAGCCGTTAGCTCCCTCAGGATGGCCTCTTCAGCCTCCTTCTTGGCATCAGGCTGCTCACCACGGATGAAGTTCATCGCCTGACCCATCAGATCCTTGACCGCAGTCTTGATCAATGTGCGGCGGATGGAGGCCGCAAACTCTCGGAAGTTCAGCTCACCCTTGTCGACGAAGTCAACGATCAGATCTTCTAGACTGCTGAACATATCCTCGAAGATCTCTTTCCCCTGCTCGCGGAAGTTTTCCGCCGACTCGATCATCTCCTCCATGGCGTCATCGAAACCCTGCGAGAAAGTGTTCATCGCCTCTTCGTGAGCCTCAAGCTCATCGAAACCCTCAGACAACGTTTCGAGCCACTCCTTCTCGACCTTCACGCCGCGCTTCGTCGCCTCAGTGACCAGATCAATCGCACCCTTCAGACGTCGCTTCGCCTTTACCGACAGGCCGTCCATGGCGATCTCGGTTCGTATTGTTTCCAGTTGCCTCTGTCGGAACTTCAGGAACTCGAAGCTGGCCTTCTGTGCTTTCTTGCGTTCATTACGGAGATCCTTCATCGCCTGGATTTCCAGTAGACGCAACTCCAGAGCATCTCGCTCAGCTTCCTTCACCAAAATTTCCGCTCTAGCAAGATCCTGCGTAACGGTGATCGTATCCTGAATGGCTTGGTTGGACGCTATCCGAAGTTCTAGCTTTTCATTGGATTCATCTTCCGGGTCATCCTGTTGGCCTCTAGCGTCCTCCAGAATCTTCTTCCGTAGTCTTAGAAGAAGGAGAGATTCTTCCTGGGACTCTATGAATTGTCGCAGATCCGCGAACGCCGTTTGATCCAAAAGATCGTTGTCTCGCCGGAACTCAAGAGAGGCTGCGTCTGCCAGTGCATCTTTGGTACCGATGGCCTTCAACTTGAGGATGTCCAGTTCCACGCCAGCTTTCTTGAAGGCCTTCCCGTATGCGGCGTTCTGCCTCGAAATCGTAAGTTGGAAATCCTCGGCTATTCGAGCGGCTGCCGTACCCTGTTCTGCTGCAAGCTGTCTAAGGAGTTCCCGTTGCTCAATTATCTCCGTGGTTATTTTGACCTCTATCTCTAGAAGTGCTGCTTTCGCCCTAGCGACACCGATGGCGATCCTTTCGTCAAGATCCCTATCTTCGGCGGAACCGGAACGAAATACCTCTCCTATAGCTTGGAAGAGCCCCACCGGGGCCTCGATGAACATCTCCCGTAGCCTTGTTTCCCAGTGAGCCGCCACACCGTCGAGACCACCTTTAAGAATCCTGGCCTGTAGATCCATACTTTCTTGTGCTTTTTTCGCGATATTGTCTTGAGCATTGATGTACGTGGCCTCTAGCTCTGCCACATAACCCTGATAGTCTTTCAAACTTTGTTTCAGTACCGTGGCGGCAGCAGCCCTGTCTTCCTCGTCCTTAAAACCACCGCCCTCTGGCGTTAGGTGGAATTTGCGGGCCGTCGCCATGGCTTTCTCAAGCCTTGCTTGCCAATTCTTTGTGGCCTCTTCCGACCTTTTGATTTCCTGTCGCCATTCAAACATCTTGAAAATCGCTATTCCTATAGCGACGACCACAAGACCAATACCGGTAGCAGCCGCAAACCCTACGAGGTAGACCGCCAAGGCCTTCAGTCCAGCGAGCAGGGTGGTAGCTCCCGCGGCGAGACCGATCATCACAATCTTGGCTCCGATCATTGCCGCAATGAAGAGAGGAAGCATCTTGACTAGGAACACTATTGCCTTACCAAGAACGATTAGGGTGTTGGCCCACTCTCGGGCGGCTCGTGTATTCTCATCCGTAACGGACAACGTACCGTTCATGGCTGCCGCTATGTCGGCCCAGAACCTAATTATTCTCTCAATACCGTCGGCTAACGCTCCCTGCGACAACGCCAGTGCCTCGATACGGGAGTTCAACAGCTTCATGGCACCGAACAGCGTGCCCTCGATAATCTTTCGAAACTTCAACGCCCGACCTTCAGAATCCTCAATGATATCGTTCAGTTCTCTGAACTTACCGGTCAACCGTTCAGTGGCGACCAACACCAACGCGGCCGGACCACCACGTAGACCGAACGCCGCGAATGCCTCCCTGGCACCGAAGGTGCTCTTCGCCAGCTCTTCGATGATGTCTACCAGCGATCGGATGCCACCTTCTTTCGTCAGACCACCGGGGACGAGGTTCTTGATATCGAACCCAAGATTTTGGAATGCCACCTGAGCTTTCTTGGTGGGGTTCAGCAGGCCGACCAACACACGTCGGAGTCCCGTACCGGCCAGGGTGCCCTTCAGACCGGAGTCGGCCAACACCGACAGGGCGGCGGCGGTAGACTCAATCGATTGTCCAGCCGCACGTGCCGCAGGGGCGGCGAACTTCAGCGCCTCTCCCAACAGCTCGATGGTGGTGTTGGAGTTCTGGGTCGCGGCGGTGAGAATGTCCGCCACTCTACCGGACTCTTTCGCCTGTAGGCCGAAGCCTCGAATCGAATTGGCAGTGATGGTGGTGGCAGTCGCGAGATCGGTCGACGCCGCAATCGCTAGATTGAGTGTACCCTCGATGGCCGCCACAGCTTCATTAGCTTGAAAGCCAGCCTGCACCAACAGTTGCAAACCACCGGCCACCTGGGTGGCGGTAAACTGTGTAGTGGCACCAAGTCTCCTGGCCGTTATGGTCAATGCCTCGAACTGAATACTCAGTTCGGACATAGTCTCTTTGCCCTTGGAGGCAATGGCCCGCACCTTTGCCATCGCGAGTTCGAAATTCTTAATCTGTGCCACGACGGCCGTTAGACCGAACGCCACCCCTAGGGCTAGCAATGCACTCTGGACTCTGAAGATCTCAGTTCTGACTCTGGAGAAAGAGGTGCGGGCCGCAACACCGAACCGTCGCATAGCCACACCGGCAGCCTTGAAGGACTTCCCCATCGTGATGGCACTGACGGCAGCTTTCTTTGACGCTACATCAGCAGTCTTGGCTGCAGCCGCGGCGGAGCGAATGTCCTTCGCGGCTTTCTTGATAGCGGCACTGGATTGGGTGCGGAACTTGATAGCGAATGTGAGATCTCGCGTACTCGCCATTATTTCCGCCCCCCGGTCGGTCGAGCGGCCTTGGCTTTGTTTGCACGCCGCCGCTCGTCGGCAGTCTTCTTATAGTCGCGAGACTCCTCGGCGGCAGCCTCCACTATATGTATCGCAGCAGTGAGCTTAGCAGGTTGGTCAAGCCACGTCCCAGGCTCCGTCAACATGTTCTTTTCCTGAAAACGGGAACTCTGGAACACAGCGTTGAACCAGCCGGGGTCGTCTAGGAACGGGCGACGGGGACACCGGGTCTGCATCTCGTCGTCGATCGTGACTGGCCACAGCGCGTCAGTGGTGCAACCCCATTGGATCTTGTTCTCCGGGGTACAACTGTGGCAGTCACGTTCTTCAAGAAGATACAGGGCGAACGTCACCCTTCGGAGTTTTTTACCTCTTTCTCCGAGAGGGTGTTGATCTCGTTCAACGCCTCGGCGAGTTCGCGAATCACATCGCCGTGGAGGAAGTCCATGCTGTCCTCATCTACGACCATGTGGTCACGGCCTCCGAGTTTCTGATTCTCGGTGTTGAACGGAACGTCTTTCCCTTCATCATCTTTGAAATTCGCCCAGCCCTTCAGGCCGAAACGAACCGTCTCGAACGCGCTGTGGTTGGGAAGAAATTCGGCCACAACCTCACCAGGGTTTTCCGGGTCGGGCTTGAACTTCGTTGCCTGATCCCTGAGGTAAACCTGCACCCTCGCTGTGAGAGTACCGAGAGTGAAGACGGTGGCTTCGGGCGTACCCTTGCCTTTATCTAGATCGGATTGGAATTCACGGGTGGCATCTTGACGTAGACCTACCAGACTCATAATCGTCCCTCCTGGGCGTGTGAGTGCGGCTATGGTGCCGCGGAGTCACCCCAGATGCTAGGGCGACCCCGCGTCGTATGCAACCTATGATCAGTCGATCTTGTGCGGACCCTTTCCCTTGCCGGACGGGAAGCAGGCTTCGGATGCCCAAATTGTCCCCTGCACGTCATCGAAGGAAGTGCAGTATGCCTCAACAGTGTGGCCGTTGTATTTTCCTGACATCACCACGTTGAAGACCACTCCCGGTTCGGTGATCGGGACGGAGAACGCCGCACCGTCGAGCACGACCGTGCAATCTTTCAAAGATCCCGCCGGTAGGATGTCGCCGTCGATATCTTGCTGCGGAGTGCAGAATCGCACTGTTGACGTACGCGCTGGTAGTTTCCACTGGCATCCTTGGAAGACCGGAGGATCGCCCGTCAGACCGCTGCATTCGGGATCGATCGCCGCTGCAGTCGGGGCCAGGAGCGCCAGAGCGACGCAGGCGGCGAGAAACATCGGGAACAGGTCTCGGAGTGTCTTCTTCATCGTAATCTCCTCTTACAGACGAAGCGTCCGCGGTCTCCCCCGGACGCTTCGAAGTTTGGTCGGCATGCCCAGAAAGGGTGTCATCCGTACGCTGGCCGACTCAACTAAATGTGATCCTCAGTTCGTCGTCACCGACAGCCGCTTTGGTAATGTCGGTCGCGAGTCTCATTGTAACATCGTAGGCCCGGATGTCGTTCCGGTTGGCGTACGCCAGTGTCGTGTACTGAGCATAAGGGGCCCAAAATGTAATAACATTTCCCGGCACCGATCCCACTCTGACCGAAACCGCAACTTGAGCGGCACTCGACAGATTGGCCCAGAACGGATGCGTGGCCTCCAGCTCGGCCTCGGGATTGAACTGTGCCGTCGGTGCTCGCGAAGTGATGATCGCACCACCCAGCGACTCGTCAGCGTTGATGCAATCCCGTGCCACGACGTTGTTGGCGATGTCGAAACTGAAGCTTTGAGCGCAGAGGTCGAAGTCCACATCGTCCTCGCCACCAGCCGCCACCAGATTCGCCAGTTCGATCTGCGGCGGAATCGTGACCTCGTAGACGGAGTCGGTCGGGAGCGCACCCCCGTCAATCGCGTCCACGTAGTCCCCGGTGAACGTGAAGTTGAAGATACCAAAGTTGGCTGCTTCGCCTTCGGCGGTGAACGTCCCGCGAGCACCAGCCATCTTGTGGATCAGGCCGTCGAAGTACACCCACAGCGTGATGGACTCGAAGCCTTCCGAGACAGGTTCGTAGCTGAAGCCCGGAGGCGTGAGGTTGATGATGAACGTCTCACCCGCGATACGGGTACCGACGGTCGTGATGGTGATGGTACACGGACCCTCGGACGTTTCCGTAAGGGTGAACGCACCGGAGTCACTGACAATCACCGGAGCGAGGTCGATTGCGGTCTGACTGCCGACAGCAGGAGCGTCTACCTGTACGGTGGCCGTCCCGGTAGCGCCGGGGGTGACCACTTCCAGTTGGAGCACACGCGGCATCGTGCCGGTGTAGGCACCCGTCTTGGTGTACGGCATGTCGTTGGTGTGATTGATGTTCGTGAATTCGTCGTCGATGATCGTGCCCGTACCGGCGGGAATCAGCGTCTCGCTCATCCCACATGCACGCAGCAGAACACCGAGAGCGGGCTCGCCTGACGCCAATCCGTCGGTCGCCCCTGAGGCACGCATTTCGTGCGTGAACGTAACGGTGGCGATCTTCCGTCCGGCCGCACCGGGATCCATTGACAGCGATACCTTGGCGTTGTTCCGGTCCAAAACCGTAACGTCGGCGGAGAAGTTGGCTTCCGCTACCAGAATCGAATCGTCGGCGGATGTGGGAGCTGAGTCGACACGGAACGTGTCTTCGATCTTGGCGAGCACGAGCGATCGATTGAAAAGAATAGTCACGGGTGATTCCTCCTAGTCGACCATTCGACGTCGCGTACCATCGGTGTCGATAATGTGTCGTCCCGGCGATCCCCTTCTGACGATCCCCGGATAGACCCTGCTGCCCTGCACGATCTCAAACTCTCCCTCTTCTGTCGAAGGGGCGTC